TTGTGTTTGCTGTTCACGGATTGCGCGAAGTGTCGGATCAAGCGCCGCTTCCAAGAACGGGTTCATGTACTGCTGAACGCGTGAAGGGTCAGCATAGGTGAACTCAGCCGCTCTCTGCGCTACGTCAGCCGCAGTCTGTACTTGCGGCATCCCAAGTCCAAGCTGAGCGAGTTCAGCCGCACGTTCACGGCCTGCTAACTCAGTCGGCGAAAAGCCTGCAACGCGTTCCCCGCCGTACTGCTGATATCCTAGATTCGCGACATCTTCCGCTTGCTGTAATGCAGTGGTCGAGTATTTCTGGAGAACGTCCTCGTAATCACCACCAAAATTCGTTGTAAACGCCATGCTTATCTCCGGCTACCTTGCTTCAGGTTCATGCGAATTGTACCAAATTTAAACCCGTCATCCCGCGTTGCTTCTAGTTTAACGCGCATTTGACGTGCTGTCAGACGCACATCGATGTATCCGTCTGATTCGTTAATGCTGTATTCCGTGTCTGAGTAAGACCCTTCTGGGGTGTTCTTAACTCCAATAGTTGTTTTCAGCGACGGCAGATTTTCGTAGTCGTCAGCAATAATACGATCAACGACTGCTAGTCGGTCGCCTTGTCCAAGCTCCACTGGGCCGGAAACCGCGTACACATCACCAATTCTAGATGTCCCGTCATTAGTCCAACCAGTTTCATGCCGGTACAGGTATCCGTCGGTTCCCATTGCTACTGGGTCGTTGAACGCGCCTTGATCGGCCCAACAGGTTCTAGCCAAAGAGCCAATCATCCAATGGTTTAGACGATAGTTCCAAGCAATATACCTGTCGTTTTCTATTGAACTTGCTGATGGATAAAAGAACCACATTTCGCCGTGCTTGGAATTATGCCCGCCGTAAGTTTTTGCTTGTTGTTGGCGATTGAAGTTGTCGGTTACGTCCAACAGCGCATCACATTGCAGTGGCTTAATCGACCCATCGTAAATCCAGAACCCGCCTTCTGATAACCAAACGGCGGTTCGACCAGAAACGACAATCGCATTAGCTCCCACAATTCCGCAGTCGCTACCAATGCGTTCAATCCCGTAAACATAGGGAGGGCCGAGATAACGCATTAAATGGCAGTCGGTATCTGTCCAGATCAAGATGTCACTGCCAACGCGTCTAGCTGTCACGATCCGCCCAGACGTGTTCAACTCTAAATCGCCTGCAAGGTTATCCGCTGATGGAGTCCATGTTGTGTTGTCTTCTTGATCTGACCACTGGACCTTGCGCTTATTCGTGTCAGCGCCTAACGCAACCAAGTGTCTTTCGTTTGTCACGATGATCCCGACATTATCGTCAGGCGCATTGCTAACAACCGTTGCAACTGACGCAGGTGATAATTCCCATTGGTAAATCAATCCGTCAGAAGACGAACAAGCGACTAGGTATTCGCCCCAGTTATCCAAATGCCAGATGGTTGGGTCGATTGCCGTTGAGGATGTTCTGATCGTTCCGTAGTCGCCTTCATTGTAAACGCCTACGCCAAACCCATATCCGGTGATTGCATCTGCGCGTCCTGCTGTAAAACCGGCGGGCGTGATGTCGTACATCTGACCGCCTTGAGACGCGTACAAGTTTGAGTTTGTTCCGATCGCCATATAACGACCGGAGTCGTTACCACGCCATGTAATGATCCCACGGGCAACACCTGTCAGCGTGGATTGAGTTGAGTCAAACTTTTCCCATCCGCCGACTGGCTCAAGACGCCCTTCGCGCCACCGCACTAAGTTTGTGTCAAACCAACGACCTTTGGATTCGTATTCTGTCCCGTTGCGATAAACGCCTGCCGGTATGTCGAGTGGTACTAATGGCATTAGTCATCCTCAATGCTAAAACTATTGTGCTTTCTTGCGTTCTCTTCTGCTGTCACGATCTGCGTATTCGCATCGTTGTGTAAGCCGCAGACAAGTTTATGCGCTAGAGGCACAATGTGGTCTACCACATATTCTACGCCAGTTTCCAGTGTGAGTCTCTGCGCTTCTAAATACTTGAGTTTCATACGTCGCTCGCCTTCTTTGGTGAACACCGACGCAAGCAATAAACGTTTCCGTCTAATTCGACTGTTATTCCTGTATAAGTGCTTGTGCTTCTTGTAATGCTCGCTTGCGGCTTCTCGCTTCTTTCGTTTGTACTCAAGGTCACCGTATCCCTTCCAGTAACCTTTGGTCGTTCGTTCTTGATTTCGCTCGTTAATGCAGTCGCGACAGTTCTTGTTACTGGTGAAGCGGGGCGCGATGTGTCCACGGCTACATGGAACATTGGTGAAGTAATAATCACTGCCACTCGCAATCGCCTCTTTGCGAGTCATTGGTATCCCTTCCATCGACTCGCGGTTTCACATCAGTCCATTAACTCAAAATGCGGAGCATCGATAAACGGTCGCTTACCTTGCGAACGGCGCAGATCGACGTAATCGTTCATCGCTTCTTCCATCGTGCCGCTATACTCGCATATGTCAGGGATATGCCAAGCCGCACCCCAACGCACTTTGACACCTTCCGCTTGAGCCGCCATCTTTACTGCATCAGCGATGTCGTCGTAGGTCGTCACTTCCCATGACACGGAGCCGCCGATATATCCAACAAGGTCAACCGCCTTTCCTTCCAAGTGCTTCGATTTCATCGTTTTGCTCGCGCCCTTGGAAACTAACTCTTTCTGCCGCTCTTCGGTTCGCAATCCTTCGGAGACGCCGAAATCGACGTTGCTTAGTTTGATTGCCGCGCATACTACTTTAACCAACCTTTCGTCGACGCCATCTAACCGGCTGAGTGAACGTTGTGATAACTCGTACATTATTTAGTTAATCCTTTTTGTTTCTCGTAAGTTCTTAATCCGCCCAAACCGAGCATCCCCAGTAAAACAGTCATTAGCGAGTCCATATCGAACGCAGGGAGGTCAGGTATTTCGACACCAGATATGCCAACTCCAAAGAGAATAAGTGGAGCAAGCACGAAGTGGTATGCAAGCGCGACCGCACACGTCCAACCGACCATCGGCCTCCATCCGGCGACAAAGATTGATTTGTGCTGTGCTTCTGCCTTGTTGACTTCAACTTGAGCCATAGCCGCTTCATGGGCTTGTTTTTCAGCCATTGTCGCGATCTCATGTGCGAGCCTGTTTTTCTCGTCCGCATCAGGGATCACCTTATCTAATAAACTACTTACTGGGCCGATTAGTGCCTGTAACATATTTCCTCCTTTCCATCACTTTCCGTCCGCACTTGTCGCAACGACCCGTGGGACGAAAGATCAATTCAGACCCGCACTCAGCAATGTATATACCTTGTGTATACACATAAGCGCAGGTTTTCATTAGTCGCTCTTCTTCTTGATAGCGGCGGCCCCAAAAAATGCTGATACAAGAACAGCGATAGATGCGAAATACGTTGGAGCGATGTCAGCGATCAGCCCTGCCGCTGTAACAAGCCCAAGAAAATCACATACAAAAATACCACTTGGATACAGCAAAAGGCCAAAGAGCGCAAAATACGCCATTTTCCGTTGTGCAGAACGGTCTTCAGTTTCAAGTTGACGAAGCGCGTCGCGATGAGCGTCTTCGTCCTCCATGCGGCGTCTACGATCTTCCAATTCGATCAAAGCAAGCTCGTCCGGATCGAGAACGCCATTCCCGTTTTTGTCGTACTTTTGTAGATCTTCTGTCATTGCATTTGCACCTTATCCGTTTGTATGCACACCGCCTCATAGTTAATCTTTGGCTGTGGGGCGGTCGCCATGAAGACGCTACGCGCTTCAAAGCATTTATCCATTGATGAGTAGAAACTGTTTGGCTGAACGTAGTAGCGATCGGAGTCGAGCATGATGATAAACAGTATCCAGATCATTGCTTAGTTACCTCGGTGACTAATAAGAAACAGTAGTAGGGCCACGGCCCCGCCCACAATACCGAGAGTAAAAATGCCAACAGCACCATAAGTGAGTGCAGTCTTGATGGCTTTCTTTTTAGCCAGTCGCTTAGCCGCTTCACGCTCTTTCGCCTTCCGCCTCATTTCTTGACGGTTCTTGATAAAATTGCAGTAGTCATCCCAAAGACCGGCGCGTCCTTGGTAGATAAACATTTGCTTGATCTCAGCCTCTTGATTCTTAATAGATTCTAGCGTCCAAAAGGCATCCATATCACCGTCTGCCGCTGACTTCTGGAGTTCCTCTTTTGCGTCTGCAAGTTTTGTCAGATCCTTGCCCATTTCGCCAACTGACTGGCAGTGACCCGCAAACTCTTTGATCGCTCCAATCGCTTCGTTTGCAATTTTAATGGCCGCTATAGCCTCAAAGATCATCTACGCAACTCCAAATATAGAAATGGTCGCAGACGGAGATGCAGGCGCAAACGCTGTTGCGGCTGTCCCGTGGATGTCGAGATCGACATCATCTACTGCGAACACTGCTTCTAGGTAATCCCCCGCTGATACAGTGAACATACCGGCACGGCTAACAACGATTCTGTCGTCGTTTGATGTCAGCGTCGTGACGATTGTGGAGTTGGGAACGTCTGTTCCATTGATGCGTGGCCATATCCAAATCTTCTTTGC